GCAACAAGCTATAACACAAGCAGGTCAAGATGTGGCTGGCTTACAACAGTTCGCGGGCACTGGAGCAGGAACCGGGGCTGGATCAATCTCAGCATTTCAATCACCTTTTCAACAACAAGTTATTGATGAATCATTAAGACAGTTTGATCAATCAAGAGCAGGTGGTTTACAAGAAATTTCAGATGCAGCAGTAGCACAAGGAGCATTTGGTGGTGGTAGACAAGGTGCATTAGAAGGACAGTTTAGAGCAGATACTGCATTAGGTAGAGCAGGACTTGAAGCACAATTAAGAGCACAGGGTTTTGCAGATGCAGCAGCAAGAAGAGGACAAGCATTTCAACAACAACAAGCATTAGCAGGTGCTAGAGCCGGTTTAGCTGGTCAACAGTTTGGTTTATCTAATTTTATGAGACAAGGTATGGGTCAAGATATTTCTGCACTAGGATCTTTAGGTGCATTAAGACAAGGATTAGATCAATCAAGATTAACAGCTACACAACAAGCAGAACAAGCAAGCGCAATGGAACCATATGGAAGATTAGAAAGATTTGGTACAGCTTTAACTGGATTATCTGGTGGTGTTGGGACACCTTCCATGCCAACACAGACGCCAAATCCTTTTGGTCAAGCTTTATCTAATGCTCTTGGTATTGGTAACTTGTTTTCTAATATATACGGAGCAATAAAAAGATAATGAGACCATTAAATAGACCAATGTTCAGAATGGGTGGCCCTATTAAAGAAGGGATCATGGATGGTATTGAAGAACCAAGACAAGGTTTTCAAGCTGGAAGCAAGCCACCTGGTTTGTTTGGTTTTAGTTTTGATCAACCTGTAATTACGGGCGCTAACACTCAAAAATTTTTTCAAAATTTATTTAAAAGTCCTGATCAACTTCAAGCAGAAAAAACTCAACAATTATCTAATTTATTTACTCCAGACTATAGTATGTCTGATTATGGTAAAACACCAAGAATAACAAATAATTTAATTGCATCAACAACAGATATGGTGCCTAGTAAAACAGGAGAAATAGAATTGGTAGATCAAAATACTATATCTACAAATGACCTAGACCCATATGAAAATTTAACAATAACTGACAATATAACAGCCACTGAATCTCAAGATGATGCTTTTAAGGGAACTATACCTAAAAAATCT